TCCGATCTCATGATGCGCGCCACCACGCGCGGCCTGCGGTGCAGCACCTTGCCATCGGGCAACACCGTGTCGTCCCCCGCGCGCAGCACGAGCACGCTCGAATTGTCCAAGTCGCCCTCGCCATCCGTCACGTCGGCCCCCGTCGCCGGGTCGCAGCTCGTGAGATACCGGGCATCCTGCGCCGGCATCTCCAGCACCGCCAGCCATGCCTCTTCCATCGGCGTCGCGCGGAACGCAATCGGCACATCGGTCATCCGCCCCGCCAGCACATCCTCCACCCCGGCGCCGTGGGCATCGAGCACCCCATACTTCCACTGCCCGCGCGCCGCCTCCGCCGAGCGCCGCAGCGCCGCCAGGCTCTCGCGAGAAAAAGCCGGCGAGCCCGACGCCACAAATGCCGTCTTCGGGTCCGGCGGATACTCCTGATCAAACTTCGCCTCGTTGCCGTTGAAATCATTCCGAATCGTCCACCGCCGCCATTTGAGCTGCGCTGGCGTCCATTGGTAGCGCCGGATTCCCTCGGCCTCCGCCGGCGTGAGCGAGGCCATGATGCGGTCCTCCTCCCCCTCCCCAAGTTCCATCGCGTTCCGCGGGATCTCATACCACGCCGCAAAGACCCGCATCCAAATCTCATCCGGGTCCGCCGCACCCTCCTCGCTCTCCCACTTCTTCCAATAGTCCTCATCCTCCGGCCACCGCGCCGCCAGCCAGCGCGTGTAGAACCAGCCCGAGTTTCCGCACCACAACGCTCGCCCATTCCTGCGGACCATGAGCAAGTGATCGTTCGGCAGTGTCACACAATAGACGTTCCCGGAATACCCCGGAACGAGTTCAGGCCGGCGAGTGTGCTTTACCATTGCCCGCGTGGATTCCGTGAACGTCGCGAACCTGTTCCGCGCTGTGCCGTAGGCGCTCGTGGCATACCCTGCCTTCAACGCGAGTTCCTGAATGTCGTCCTGCAATGCACGGTCAACGCCACATGCGATCCGCCCGCGTGCATTGCCAGCGCGCATCAGCTCCGCATATCCATCACCCAAATTGATCGCCATCAGCAGTTCACGGCACTGTTCCCTGCTCATCGCCATCAGCAGTGCCCGCGGAATCCGCTTCGGCTTTGAAAACTCCCGCAGATAGTCCGCCAGTTGCGCGTTCTCGAAAATGAAGCGCCGGCCCCGACCGTGCGCCACATCACGCAGCGGGATGCCGAGCGCGCGAGCAACGCGCTCACACGCCGTCCGCATGGCATCTGGATATGTCACCTGCGTCACAGTCACGCTCTTGTTGCCTGGCTTGAATGTGACATGCCCCTCCGTCAGAAAGTATCCAAGGAACTCAAGCCACGCCGCGATTGGCACCGTCTTTTCCGGCTGTGTGCGCCACCCTGCCCCCTGCCTGTGCCGATACGCTGGAAGCGTGAAATCAGAAGCGCCGGGCGTGCGCCAGTCCATCCCGCGCTCGAAATAGTAGTCCGTCACGGAATCGAGCATTGAGCCGGCGGCCTGCATCTTCATCTCCCCCTTTTGACGCGCACACCACACGCTGTGATTTGGCGTGACGAGCAGATCCACGCTCTGCGCCTTGATCTGCACCATGTCTCCGGCGTGATGATGCACCTGCTTTTTCCAGTGGCTCTCGTAATACGCGATGCCGGTCTCCAGCGACTTCGACAAAATCCGTTCGGTGCCGGTCAAGTCTTTGAAAAACTTCCATCCCTCATCGGTAAGCAGTTCAGTCTTCTCATCGTAGCACTGCCCATTCGCCGTGCTCTCCGCGATCACGATGCTGTCCGCCGTCTTCGGCACCGTGTTCAGCGTCGCGAGCATCAGCTTGTTCGCGTCCCTCACCCCGTCCGAGGGAAAATGCGCGCACTCCGAAAACCACAGCACGCGGAACCCGCCGCCGCGGCCCGCATTCGGGTCCAGCGCCGTTTCCTTGATGGCTTCGCTCCCGTTCCCATACTCGATCTTGCGCGCGCTCCCGCTCACGCCGAAGCCCCACGGAAACACGTCGCTCGTCGCAAACTGCCGTTGCAGTTCGAAGATTTCATCGCTCCGCTTAAAAACATCCGCCATCACCAGCGCCTTCGTCACCTTGTTCCGGCATTCGAGGTCCACCACCTTCGAGCAAATCAGCGACGACCCCGAGCGCCGGCCCTTCAACACGATGATGCGCGCCGGCCTTTTCAGCCGACGACACAGCGCCAGCGCACGCTCGATGCGCAGTTGAAGCGTGTTCGCCTTCGGATTCGCCGCATTCAGCGCCGCCAGCTTCACCGGATCCCGCTCGATGGCATCCCCGATCCACCGCTTCCCCGAGTCATCCGCCCACTGGATGCACGTCTCCAGGTGCGTGCAGGGCGAGGACACCGCCGCCAGCAAAGATTCAGCCGTCGCGATATCCATTTCAGCCGCCAGCGGGTTCCGAGGCTTTTCCGCGGCGCTCCGCCAGCCACGCCGCCAGCGTCTCAGCGTTCAGCACCTTCTGGTTGCCGAGGTCCACCTTCTCAGGCGCGTCAATGCCGGCCAGCTTGGCGATGCGCTCCCCATATTTGATCATCGTCATGCTCAGTTTGTTGATCTTCTCAAATTCCGCCAGCGCCATCACGCTCCCGTCAGGCTTCTCGTCCTTCACTTCCAGCGTCTCATCGAACAGCTTCCGCGCCACCAGGCTCTGCCCGGCATCCATGAAGGCCAGTTGCTCGTCGCGCAGCGCCTCCGCGCGCTCCGCCGTCAGCCCGGCCGTCTCCTTCATCGCCTCCGCGCACAGCTCGCACGTGTACCCGAGCGAAATATCCAGCGCCGCGGCGATCGTTCGCATTACCTCCCCGCGCAGCCGGCGGGCCACGATCGCCGACTTCAGCGCCGCGCGCCGGTCCGCCGTCGCCTTCGGCGCCCGCCGCCGTGCAGCAATGGCCTTGCCCCCTTTGCGCGCCGCCTCGCGACGGATTTTCTTCGGCACCGGCTTGCGTGTTTTCTTCGTGCTCATGGTCAGATGGTAGTCATTTTTAAGCGTCTAACAATCGCAACCTTCCCGCCCCAGCCATCAATCCCATTCTTCCCATCCGTCCCATCTCGGGATCCAGCGGGCTCGGAACACTCAGCGCCTCCGCATGGCAGTATCCCGCCGTCGTCTGGATCTGCGAATGCCCCATGCTCTTGCTCATGGCCACCACATTCACCCCGCGGTCGAGATTGTGCGTCGCGTATGCGTGCCGCAGCTCATGCGGCACGATCGCGAGCCCCAGCTTCCGCCGCGCCTGCTTCACCGCCCGCTGCACATTCGCCTCGTGCATCCGCCAGCGCACCGTCTCCCCCGTCCGCGGATGCCCGCACGGCCGATGCGCCGGGAACAGCCACGCCCAGGCCCACGCGCTCCGATACTCAGGATACTTCCGCCCGAGCTGATGCGGCAGCGCCACCGGCACACCGTTCCGCACATCCATCTCCCAAGTCCGGCGCGCAATCGTCATCTGCTGCTCGATCTCCACCGCCAGCGAGCAGGGCAGCCGCACCACGCGGTCCTTCCCGCCCTTCGCCCCGAGAATGAACAGCGAACTGTCCTCAAACTTCACATCCTTGATCCGCAGATTCAGCGGCTCCGTCACCCGCAACCCCGCCCCGTAAAGCAGCCGTGCGACCAGGTTCGTCGGATACCCGCCCACATCCCGCACCGCAGAAAGCAGCGCCCGCGTCTCCTCCACCGTCGGCGCGTGCCGCATCTGTTGCGGACGCGAAGCCCGCAGCGCATCCACATCGTTCAGCGGAGTCTTCATCACATCCTTGTAAAAAAAGAGGATCGCCGAGAAAGCCGAGTTCTGCGTCGCCACCGCCACATCATGCTGCGTCACCAACATCGTCAAAAAAGCCTCCGCCTTCGCCTCACTCGAAAGCCCACGCTCCAGCGTGAAAGTGAAAGCCAGATACCTTCGCAACCACCCACAGTAATCCCGCTCCGTTGAAAGCGCCTTCCCCTGCCGCCGGATCACCCCCCGCGCCCTCTCCACATGATTTTCAATAAGTTCCCTGCGCGTCATAGCTTTGGCTTTCTTGCCGGTTCAATATGCAAACCGGCGGTTGGAGAAACACAGTTCTCCGCCTCAGCGCCGTTGTGAGTAGATGCGGTTTTTTGCCAGCGGTTTTTCACTTCGAGCATCACCGGGCTGTGAGTCCGCTTTTCATTCAGGTGGTCATCCTTCCGCCAACCATCCTTTACGGGCTTCGTCTTCCCCACCACCCGCCAGCCTGCCCCCCGCAAAGACGCGCCGCTTTCCGTTTCGAGGGTGTACGTAATCATCCGCCGTCCCCCCATTGCCTCCCACGCTCGCCAGCACGCGGCATACAGCATCGAGCACGTTCCCTTCGGCGCGGGCTCTATCGTGCAGACGCGGAGAACCTCCGCCGTCCATCCATCCATCAGTGTCGCCGAGAGCGGGTTTCCGACTATCGCGACCCCCACAAGCCGACCATCCACCGCCACGCCGGCAGACCACTTGCCTCCGTTGCGTGCGGTGCGGCCGTTGTGCCTGTGGTGCTGCGCGACGAAATCATTCGCCTTTCGGAGCGTCATCGGAACCATGTATGGCCTCCCACTCCCCGCCAACTCTGCTGCCACGGGCGGCTCTAAATCGGGCGGAGAACCAGGGCTTGCACCAAACGCGCCTGGCGTCGTGCTGAAAAGCTCCGGTTCGGATTGGATAGGCGGCTTCATTGCGGGGGCGCGTCCTCGGCGCGTTGGTGAAGCCCGGCGTTCTCCGTCTCTTTCTGTCGTGCATCGAGGAGCACGATTAGTTCGACCAGCGCTGTGCCTGTTTTTCCGATTGCGAGTTGGAGTTTCAGGTCGCCCGCCTCTCGCGCTTCGAGCATCCAGCATAGCGCTTCGCATTCGGCCTTTTCAACGCGCTTCGTCAGAGACGGAGAACCAGCGCGCTGCAAGCGAACACGGGTCTCGTCTTCGGTCGGAGGCTGTGCCGAGTCATCCGCAGCCGCCCGTCCACCCCAGAAAACTCCGCACGGATAGCACATCGATAGCCCGCCCTCTTTTGTGCCGGTATTGGTGCCTCCGCACTGCGGACAAACCGCCGGCTGCTTTGGTTGTCCTTCGCTCATAGTTTTTCCTCCCCGTGTCGTTGAGCTACTTCGGTAGCTGCTCTTTCCAGTTCGCGACGAATGATGGGCAAGCAGATGCGCGGGAACTCCATCGGCGTGAACAGCCCGTGCCGGATTGACGATTGCTCCCAGAGTGCCGAGGCGATGGTTTTCGCCAGAGCAGCTACCCAGTCAGTGCTCGCGAACACCGCCCTGTCTGGACGCGCGGGTTCGGGCACGAGGTTACTTGCGCAGCGCGGGCAGATGCCGCAGTCCGTGTTCCAATCGCATTGTGTGCAGTGTAGGCTCATCGGCTCGTATTGGATGCGCCGCTTTGGGCGGTGTCGGAGACTTCCCCGTTCCCCGAATTTGCGCCGCTGTGTTTCGTGGCCGCGTCGTCGCCTGCCGGCTCCGCACCCCCGCCGCCCAAGAAGAACTCAGAGGCGAGGCGTCCGCGTGCAATCTCGACGTATTTCGCCTCACGGTCGCACCCGAGATAGTGGCGTCCCTCCTGTTTCGCGGCGAGCAGCGTTGACCCGCTTCCGCAGCACATGTCGAGCACCACGTCGCCGGGATTCGTGTATGTGCGGACGAGGTAGCGCATCATCTCAATCGGCTTTTGCGTCGGGTGGAGTCCGGTTTCCGTGTTCCAGTCCTGCACAGAGCTTGGCACTCGATCCACCGTCAGTTCATTGTCCTTCCGAACTTCAAACTTTCGGTAGTTTTCAGACGCCCCGCGGAAGGTGCATTTGTAGTTCGCACGGTCTGCTCCAGCCCCTCTCCGAGTTTCCCTTTGCGCGTTGTATGTCCACTTGCCCGCCGCGAATACGACCACCGATTCATGTTCCTTGAACGGCTCCCGGACGGTGTTCGCGAAGTTGCTGCCGCGATTTTTCCGCCAAACCCATTCGTGCCGAAATTCCTCCACGTTGCTCATCACCATCTGTGCCGTGAACGGCTGGCTTGCTGTCGTCACTACAGCGCCACGGCAGAGCCTTCGCACTTGCAGCCACCAAGCCGGAAGATCAATCACCGTGTCCCATCGGTTCGAGGTTGTGCCGTATGGCAAGTCCGTGATTACCGCGTCAACGCAAGCGTCGGGGAGAGCCTCCATGAACTCGATGCAGTCGGCGATTTGAACGGTGTCCAACAGACCCCCCACTCCGCTCCGCACCGGGGCGCGTTCCGTGGCGACGCTCGGCTCTAATCCGAAATTCGGGGAACCAGGCGCTGCAAGGGACTGCACCCTGGCGTTCAGTTGAGGTAGCGAATTTCCAGTCATAAAATCAGTCCCGTTTCGGAGAGCGTTCCCGGTGCATCCCTTGAGCTTCATCGTTCGGAGACTTCCGATTCCTATCCGACGCGCTATCCCCCGCCGCCCCCAGCCTTCCAACCAAAGCCGCGCACGTCTCGTATTCCGTTGCACCGTATTGAATCAATCCGGCTTCATCGAGCAGGCGGCAGTATCCCGCCAAAAGCGAAGGCGCATCAGTCTTTTCTTCGGCGGTCAATTCGTAGCCTTCCAGCCGCGCAATGCACTCTGGCATTGAGAGCGCCATCCAGTCTTCAGCGCAGCCCTTGTATGCGTAGAGTCCAAGCGCGGCTTTCCACTCTTTCACTTTCGCGCGCCGAACCTCCCGCTCCCCAACCGCTCGAAGTCTGCCGCTCACGGTCGGCTCTAGCTCGAACAGCGTCTCCGAACCATGCGCTGCACAGCGAACTCCGCCGTTCGTAGGCGCGGTTTCGAGCACGCGGTCATAGCGGCAGTGCGGGCACTCCACCAGTTCGGGGTCCATGTCTTTCGTGCAGTTCGGGCATTTCATAATTTCGATTCGGGAGCGCCGGTTGCGGCGGAGTCGGAGAGCTTTGCGCTCTGCATACTGATTCGCTCGCGACGCTCCAGATACACCACACCGAAGGCGCGATTGTTGTCCTCCTCGGGGATGGCGAGCACCCACGTTTCTGACTCCGCCTTGCCCGCACTCGCGCGGATGAGTTTGTCGCCCTCCGCGTAGGTGCAGAGTTTCAGTTCGAGCCGCCGATACCGTTTGAAGATTCGGTAGTAGAGGCTTTTGAGTGTCCGCGCCAGCGATGCAGAGCCAGACAGTGGAGGCGAACCCGACTCCGCGGTGATGTCTTTCGTGGTTTCCATAGCTCTATTTCGCGGGGTCGGGTTCGCTCACTTTTTCGTTAGATTTTTTGCGCTTCGGGCACGAGCGTTTCGCCCCCACCGCCGCCCGTCCCGCCAGCGGCAGTGGGGTTAGCTTGGGCGTTCGCCAGCACGGTGTCCTTTAACTCTTTTTGCAGCCGGTCTCGAAACTGGAACAGCCGGACGTGGCGGGCGTGTCTTTCTTCCTCGGACGCCTCATGTTTCAAAGGATACCAGTAGTTGAGAGCATTGTTAATCTCGCGCAGGCAGTCCCCAAGGCTAACCCGCGTGCTTGGGCGCACGGCAGAGCGTGGATGCACCAGCACCGACACACCGGACACCAGCGAGCCCAGGCCAACATAGTTCTCCGCCTGCCGATCCGTCACCGCACGGCGGAGCCGGCTCATGGCGGGGATGGTAAGGTCCACCACGTCCACGTCGGCGCGCGCCTGGCGGATCCGCACTGGGGCTTGCGTGTGGTTGATGAGTGTCACCGTCCGCAGGGTGGACATCGGCACTGTTTCGGTTTCGTCCATAAATTCAGTGAGTCTCCGGCCTCCCGGTATTCAGCACGAGCTCCACGCCGTGCGCCTCCAGCACTTCCACCGGCTGCACGCTCAGTGCATCCAGCAGCGCGCCGAGGCGCTTCACCGCGTCATTCACACGCATCCGGCGGTCGCGCAGGATGCTGCCGATGTCGCGCGCCATCTCATCCGCCGTCACAGAGGGAAGCTGCGCCTCGCGCTCGATCCACACGCGCAGGATCGTCTCCACCTGCGGACTCCACACCAGTTCCATAAGCCGGCCATACTCAGGGCACCCCAGTCTCATGGCTTCGCCTCCGGTGCGCGGAATTTGCCGCGCAAATAATGCTCGATGATGCGCCGAGCCTGCTCCCAGTCGTCCCGCACCACATCCACCGCATACCCGTGCGCGCGCAGAAGGTTCAGCCACACGGCCTGCTCCTCGCTGAGTGTGTTTTTCCCCGCCTTGAGTTCGAGCCACAGCCCGTGGTGCCCGCCGGCGGGCACTGGCAGACACACATCCGGCACGCCGCGCTTCACGCCCTCGGCTTGCATCCGCGCCGCCGTCACGTAGTCCCGCTTCCCGCCGTTCGGCACGGCGAAAAGCAGCTTCAGCCGCGGGTCCGCACCGCTCGCCATCTTTGCCCAAGTGAACAGGTTCACCTGCATGGCCCGCTCAGGCTCGCGCCGCGGCTTCTTCCCGCCCTTGGCTTTGGTCTTGGTCAGTCTCATGGGTCAAATCGTGTAGGAATCCGCCATCGCCCGGAGCCGGCGCACGATGCTTTCTCCGATGCTGTCCTGCGTGCCCTTCCGTCCGGCATCCGCGCGCAGCCGTTCGGCGATCATCTTGCCGTTTGCGTTCGCCGTGAAGCAGGTGGGGCGGCGGAACGCCTGCCGCTCCTCCACGAGCCAGTAAAAGTCCGTGAGCACCGCATCCGTGAACCGCGCCTTGTCCACATCGTCAATCAGCAGCACCGGGATCTCGATCCATTCGCGCAGCCATGCCTCCGCAGCCGCCGCGCCCGCCTCGTACGCCGCCGCCATCTTCCGGGAAAGGGCCGCGCCGTGGATCGCCCGCGCCTGTCCGCCGCCAAGCACGTAGCCGCGCAGCATGGCATACATCAGCCGCGTCTTGCAGCGCCCAGGCACGCCCACGAGCCCGAGCCCGCGCTTCGCCACGTCCCACGCGAGGATTTCATCCACCGCCGTGTCCGCGTTCACCGCGATCATCTTGCCGGCGGCATCGAGGCGGCTCACTTCCCCCTGCCGCACCACGGCGCGCAATCGCTCCATGTCGCTCTCCCGGTATTCCGGCGGGCAGATGGCTTCCCATGCGGCCGTCCGCGGGTCCGGCTTTGGCGCGCTCGCCGTGGTTGTGGCCGGGAAAAGCCGCGCCATGCCGCGCTCGCAGCATTCCGTGCAGCGCACCGTTTTGAACAGCAGCGTCTCACCGCAGAACAGCAACTGCGCCGTGAACGGCCGCGCGCAATCCAGGCACTGCGCTGCCTCGGTCGTTGCGGCGATGGCCCCGCTCAATGCCGGAGCGGCATCCCGCCGCCGCATCGCATCCTGCATCTTCCGGCTTGCTTCGATGTCGAGGTCCAGAGCGGTCATGTCAGAATCCTCCAGCGGCGAGTTTGTCCTGCGGCACGCGCACGGTGCGCGCATCCGTCACAGCCCGATTCAGCCAGTTCACGAAGAACCGGCGGTTGCACACCCGGCGGTTGGCCCCTGCCCACGCCTGCGCCTTGCCGAGTTCGAGCTTCACGTCCACGCCGGCATATCCGGGGTTTTGCGAAAGTCCGGCAATCCAGACTTCATCCGGTTCCGTCAAAGCCTTGGCACCCGGATTTCTTTGCCCTTGCGCCGCCGCAGGGGACGGCTCCGCCGGCACCGCGGTTCCACTTCCTTTTCCTTCCATTTCATTCTCTTTCCTTTCCCATTCTCCTTCCTTTCCTTTCCGTTGAAGCTCTGCTTCGAAGCTGTCGCCAAGCACAGCTTCGGCGGGTCGGTGAAGCTGTGCTTGCTTTCTGCTTCGACCAGAAGCCCGCCCACCTTTCGCCCCTGCTGTGCGTTTGGCCTTCACTTCCTTCTCCCGTTGCTTTGGGTAGCTGTTCACGATCAGGTCATCCGCTTCCCACGATAGCAGCGGATGCGAGCTTTCCACTTCCGCAATCGTCACGCCGCAGGTCTGCTGCCATTGGCGGTCCTTCCACGCCCGTGCGCCAATGATGCGCCCGCCATTCTCCTGCTCTGCGCAGAACGCGAAGACATAGAGCCACGTCGCCCGCGCCACCGGCTCCGACCCGATGAAGGCCGGCGAGCGCAGGACGGCGGTGTGGATGTTCAGCCAGTTCATGTTTTCAGGTAGGGGAAAGGAATGAAAATGATCCCTCGGGATTGGGGAGCCTCAGCGCGCGGTCAAACTCGGCCACCATCGCCGCATCCCGCGCCTGCTCGTTGTGCCGGCGACGGTCATCATGGTCCGGCGTGATGTGGCTGCGCGGATGCGCGCCACGCTTCGCACCGGCAAGAGCCCCGTGGCAGATTCCGCGCATCGGATTCTTGCGCAGCCCAAAGTCACGACGGACCCCCGGCCTGATTCGGCGGAGAGGCAGATTCACAGCACACCCCCATTCCACACCGGGATCCCCAACTCCGCCGCGATCGCCGACCGCAGCTTCACAAACTCCTCGGCCTTCGCCTGGCTGGGGCGGTAGAGCTTCACCGTCACGGCCAGCTTCCCGTCGCGCGGCACCCATTGCACCTTGGCCTCGATCGTCCGCGGTTCCTCGCCGTCAAAGACCGGGATGGAAAGCGTCATCCGGTCAAACGCCTTGAGCTGTCCGGCAGCCGGCCCGCCGCTTTCCGTGTCCTCCTGGTAGTTCAGCGACACGCCGCCGGTGATGGCGTTCACCTTGCTGGCAAACTTCACTTCGGTCTTCGCGTTAAAGTCCCGCGCGAGCTCGAGCACGTCCGCCGCCTTCGGGCTCACGATGTCCACGATATTGTCGTCCACAAACTCCACGAACTCCTTTTGCGTCATCGGCTTCCCGTGGACACCTGCCCAGGTCAGCCATTCGAGCGAGAGCGGGCAGGTGTATTTCGCGCGGTGCGAGCAGCGCGATGGCAGGTGATTGGCGACGGCCGTGTGGTAGTCCAGAATCGCCTCGAATGCCGGGCAGCCCGTCAGGCCAGTGGCCGGCACCGCGCAGAAGACGCGCGTGAGGTTGTCCTTGAACACGTTCAGATAGCCGATGAACGAGTCCGCAGATTGGAAGTTCACGGTCTGCCGGATGTGGTCCGGCAGCGGCGGCAGCGTCTCGTGAAAGAGCGGTTCTGCCGTGAAGCCATCGGGCACGATGACGACCGGCAAATATCCGGGCACCACCTTCGGCTCGCCGAGCGCGGAGCCGGCATCGAGCAGGGTTTGATTCATGTTGGTGTTCGCCTTGTTTTCAGGCGCGGGAGTGGGATTGCTTGGAGGCATGGTATTGGTTTGGGTTGTTGGTTTCGGGTTGGTTAAAGTTGGTTAAAAACAAGGTTTCTCAGGGTTATTCCTCGTCTTCGCGTTCGCGGCGCTTCTTGCCGAATTGGAGCTGGCCCTGCCGCGGGTCCTCGCGTTGCAGCAGCCCGTCCGCTCCCCGGTAAAAGACGCTCTCCACCTTCTCCTGTTCTGGAGCCTTCACGGCCACGTCCGCCGACATCAGCACCGCGTTGTTCAGAGGCTTGAGCTTCAGCTTGATCGTCATCGTGCCGGCGCCGTTCAGCTTCGTCACCTTCTCCGCAAGGTCCGCCAGCTTCTCCCCGGCCTCGATGGCCGCGCAGCCGGCATCAATGTGAAGCAGGGCAAACAGCAGCGGGTTCTTCTCTGCCACTTCGAGCCGTGCCTTCAGCTCCGCATTTTCCCCCGCCGCAGCGGTCAGCAGCAGATCCAATCGGTTGCGTTCATCGGTCATCACTTTCAGAGGATCCAAGTCAGGCATCGCGGAGATGGATGGAGTTTCGTTCGTGTGGGTTTCAGTCTTGGGTTGTTTCATGGGTTTGGTTGGTTGTGTGAAGCCGCGGGAGGGCGGTAATCCCTTTTACGCGGTAAGTGATTGTCCCGCCCCTCCGGCACATGCCGGCGACTGCGCTGGTGCCGCCGGGTGTTCCAAGCCGGCAGTCCCTCGGGCGTGATGCCCGGACAAAACTTCCGTGCGGATGCGCCACACGATCGCCGACTTCCCGCTCAGGTTCCGGTGCCGTTCCTCCGTCTCCTCGATCATTCCGCGCGCCAGCAGTTCCGAGAACCGCGGACGCACCGCCAGCACGCTCTCGCAAAGCGCATTCGCGCACTCATCCGCCGTCATCGGCTTCACGCCGAGCGCCTGCATTACCATCAGCCGCAGCACCACCGCGCGCCCGCGCATCGCCTTCGCGGCCTCGGTCGTCGTGTCACTCTTGGCCTTCACGCCGGGATCCGAAGGATACCGCCGGAGAGGCTGCGAGAAAATGTCGAGTTGTTCGACGCTCATGGCTGCTCCTTTCGCTCGCGGGCCACGACTGGCAGCGTTTCAAAGACCAGCTTCCGCATGTCCGCCAGATGCTTCTCAGTCGCAGCCATTGCGCCCGCGCTCCCAGTGCCTTCCGATGGACGGAAGCCGCACTGCCAAAGCTCGTCAATCAGCAGTTGCGCGTTAGTCAATTCGAGCCGGAACGACGGTTCCACTCGTGTGAGTTCAGGACGAGGACTGAGCGTGAGGTTCGTGACGACGTGCGTGTCTGTCATCAACAGCACCTCGACATCCCCACTCCAAGGCGAACGCTGTGCTCGCGCCTTCATCATTCGCCCTCCTCTCCGTCATTGGACGTTGGGCGTTGGGCGTTGGGCGTTGGGCGTTCCGCCGACACCTGCAAAACCACCGCTAGCTTCCGCCAGCCTTCCAGCGCCTCGGCCCTGGCGCGCTGAATCTCCCCGAGTTCCGAGGCATCCATCGGGTCCGGCGCGCATTGCGCCAACACCTTCGCCAGTTGCACCCCGGCAGCGACCGCCATGTGCCGCTCGTGCAGCATGGCCTGCGCCCACTTGTTCTGCTTGTCCGCCCACGCGGCAGCCGAACGGTATTTCGCCTGGAGCAAGGCATACGCCTCCTTCATCTCCTCGACCGATGCGGAAAAGCTCATGCCTCCCCCTTTCTCCTGCGCCAAGCCATCAGCGCCAGCGCCGCAGCAAGCGCCGCGATTGAAAAGATGCGCGCCTTCATTTCCCGCTCCTCCTCGCAAGCATGGCATCCGCCAGCATGTACGCCCCCGCTGCACAGTTGATCCGCAGTTCCCCTGGCCTCATGCCGTGCAAAGTCACATCTTCATTGCGAAGGAGCCCGATGATTGCCGCCATCGCCTCCGCCGCGAAGTAATCCCGAAGCGTCATGCCGGGGTGCATATTCAGCGTGAAACCGGATGTTCCCGGCACGAATGTCTCAGGAAACGCCGGCCCTCCGTCATTGGTCGTCGTGTCGCTCATGCGCCCCTCCTCTCCGAAGCCGCGTGAACGCGGTTTCCGCGGACCGCCAGCTCCGTGCGACCGTCCAGCCACGAGGTATAGTCCGACATCCGCACCACATGTTTCCGCGCCGTGATTTTCACCACCGGGATGCCAAGCCGGCGCATGGCCGAGAGTGAATCCTTGTAGCCGAGCCGGCGCGCGATCTCCGTCACCGGCACCGTGTCCACGAGGTCATTCGCCACGCGAACGGCCGCAGCCTGCACCGCCGCGGGCAGGATGCGCTCCACCAGCGCCTCGACCTTCGCCGCCACCGACTGTTTCACAAATTTCGTCAGGTTCATGGCAGGACAGTGATACCTTCCATTTCGAGGCATTTTCGGACGATCTCCGTGAGGCGTTCCGCGGTGACAGGTTCCACGTCGGAAAACCGGGACATGGTGATTTCCAGCCGGGCGGTCAGCGCAAAGCTGACCGGCTCGACCACATCGCGAAACGAGCACGGCTTCGCGCGTTCAGTGTGCGTCTTTACGTCGGTGATATTCATGGCTCAGAGCGAGGGAAAGGCGATTGCCAGCACGTTGCCGATGATCACGCCGCCGAGCACCGCGAACACCAGCCACAGGGCCAGCCTCCGCACTTCGGCGGCAGTGCGCAGCCGGCGCTCCGCATTCATGCGAGCCGACCACGCCATCAGCGGCGAGCCGAGGCGCAGGTTCAGCGGGCGGTCCATGTTCGAGTCCGGGGAGTGGGGGATTTTGGTGGGTGTGGTCATGGGTCAGTTGTGGCTGTGGCGTTGAATCTTTCCGGCTCGCTTGTTTCGGCGCGCGTCCTCCACCGCCTCCGCGATGGTCTTCACGATCCAGTTCGAGCGGTTGCGGTGTTCCGTCGTCGCGGCCTTTTCCAGCCGCAGCAAAAGGTCACGCGGCACGCCGCTCACGGTGATGGTCACAAGTTCGGTGTCTTCGGGCATGGGATGGAGTGATACACCGTCTCATTCCTTGTGCAAGAAAAATGTTGCAAAATGTTTTGGAGTGTCATTCCCTATCACTATGCCACGAGGAAAAAGAGCGCCGGGTCAGACACAAATCAGCATCTCGATGCCGAAGTCCATCGTGGACGAGATAGACGCGCTTGCAGCGGAGGACCGCCGCACACGCTCCAACTGGATCGTCTCCGTCATCGAGAAACGCATCGCCGCAGAACACGCAAAAAAAGAACTGGAATCCGCCGCGCCGGAGCATCGTTCAACGCCTACACTCAACGCTCCCGATCCCGCGCCCACGCCGCGCCCCGGCGTCCGCTACGAAAAGCCCGCCAAGAAAAAGCCATGAACACCCCTCATCATCCCGCGCTGCTCTGCCTCATCGGCATCAGCACCTTCCTCCTCGGCCTGTTCCTCGCCTCGTGCGACGAGCCCGCGCCCGTCGCCCGGTGCAATCCCACCGGCACCTGCATCGCCTGCAAGAGCTGCGCGAACTGCGGGCACTGCGCACGACGGGGAGGCACATGCAGTGTGTGCCGGCCTGCCAAGACGCTCACCAAGGCAAAGCCATGAAAGAAATCTTCAAACGAGAGGGGTTGGTCCTCGCGCTCCTCACCGCCGCAGTTATTTTACTCGTCTGGCTCGTGCGGATGAACGCCCTTCCGCTCGCCGTCCTATGGCTCGGCTGTCCCATCGCCGCATGGCTGCTCACTGTCCCGTCCGTCTCCGCGTGCCTCACCATTCGCGGCCGTGGAATCCTCGGCATCATCCTCATCGGCCTGTCCATCTTTGCGTCACTCGCGATGGATGCCCACCGGCGCGAAGTCACCGACTGGATTGGAAGCACCTGCCTAGAGGGATACACCGTCCAGATGGAGGGCGCGGATGAACACGACGAACAGGACAACGATGATCCTCGTTTTTCCAATCGCCCGCACCACGACTGGACAGCAACCAGCGACGCAGGAACCCTTGCCCTCACGGTATTCCAGATCGTCTTGTTCGCCAGCCTGTTCGCGGTGCCCCTTGCAACGTGGTGGCTATCCCGAGACGCGCGCGACAAAATGGAGCAGGAATACTGGCGGCTGGAACACAAAAAAGCTACGGGCCAAGCCGCGCGCCTCGTGAAATGAAAAAGCCCGCCCCGAAGCCCAAGCCCGTCCACGTCGCCCGGTGCAACGCCGTCCGCATCACCGTCTATCGCAACGGCCCCGCGCGCTACGGCATCACCTGGCGCAAGCTGGAGCACGGTCCGCGCATCCGCGAGACCTTCGGCACCCGCGCCGCGGCAGTCGCCCGTGCGGATGCCATCGCGCTCGCCCTGCACAACGGCCGCGCCGACGTTCTCACCCTCACCCACGCCGATCGCGAGAACTACCAGCGCGCCATCGAAGCCCTCGCCCCCCTCGGCATCCCGCTGCACGCCGCCATCGCCGAATACACCGCCGCCCGCGCCATCCTCGGCACCCACAGCATCCACGAGGCCGCGCAGTTCTTCGCCAGCCGGCGCATCGTCCAGGCCAAGGCACCGCCCACCGCCGAGATCGTCGCGAGCATCCTCGGTGATTTGCGGGCCGACGTCATCCAGCCCGTGTCCGGCACCTACCTGAGCGTCATCACGCCCCGGCTCCGCGCCATCGCCGCCGCATTCCCCGACCTGTCCGACGCCACCCCCGAGACCGTCGCGCGGTTCCTGCGCACCCTCCAGCACCGCGGCAGCCCCGTCAGCCCGAAGACCTTCAACCACTACCGCGCCACATTCGCCTTCCTCTGGCGATGGTGCGAGCTGCGCGGGCTCGTCAGCGGCAAGACCCCGCTCGCAGGCGTCAAGCGGCTCGATGCCCCCGGCACACGCGAAGTCTTCACCGTCGGCGAACTCCGCGCCCTCCTCGCCTACGTCCCGCGCGAATGGATCCCGCTCGTCGCCCTCGGCGCCTTCGCCGGCCTGCGAGTCTGCGAAATCGCCCGCCTCTCGTGGGATGCCCTCTGCTGGGATGCCGGCGAGATCCGCATCCGAGCCGGAGTAGCCGGCAAACGCGGCAGCCCCCGCAACGTCCCCATGCTCGAACCCCTGCGCGCCTGGCTCGCCCCGTGGCGCACCGCCCTTGGCCGCATCTACCCCGGCACCGAGCGCGCCCTTGGCCGACGTCTGGAATGGTTCCACAAACAAGCCGCGGCCCACATCCCCGGCTTCCGGTGGAAAGAAAACGCCCTCCGGCACAGCTTCGGCAGCTACCACGCCGCCAAATTTCAGAACCTCGAACTCACCCGCGCCATCATGGGCACCAGCATCACCATGCTGCGCCGCCACTACCACGACCCGCAATTCCAGGGCGACGCCGAGCAATTTTGGAACATCCTCCCCACCGCAGACCCCGCCGGAAAAATCCTCGCCATCGCGTAGATCCTCATTTTGTTGGCGTCAACAAAATGATCCGCTTCTCTATGTCCGAGGAGTCGCTTGCCGATGAAATCTGCGCCGGAAATCCTTCGGTTTTTCGGAAATCCCTCATTCTCGCCAGGAATGCGGGCGCATCTGCACCGGAAATCCTTGGAATTTTCGGGTGCCCTCCGAAATCTGCCATAAATCTGCCACGCGGACCACGCAACTCCCCTCTCCAACAGGGGTACTCGGGAAGGGACTTGAACCCGCACGGCACCTTTTGTGATTTCCGCTAAAACCCTTGTAACAGGGAGAAAATGCCTGTTTCCCGTTTTTTCAAAGTCGCGCATCCAGAATAAAAGCGGTGGATTCCAAATGAAATTTGCCACAAGTTGCCACGGAAGGTTGACCGAAGTACACCAAACCCGTTTGACAGACACATGAAGAAACCCCGTTCCACCCTGGCGCTTGCCTGCCTCACGCTCCGTTCCTCTCGCGGGCTCTTGCAGGTGGAGCTTGCGGAATCAGCCGGCGTCCACGTTTCCACTTTGAAGAATGTCGAGGGCGACAAGCCGGTGAGCCTCGCCACGCTCGCGCGCCTCTACCGCGACGGGCTGAAGGGGAAGCATCGGCTCTCGGTGGAGGAATGGCACAAGCTCGTCGGCTACTGGCTACTGCGCGAGATCCCAGAAGGGATCGCGCTCGATGCCTTGGTGTCCGGCGCTTCGGCGGCGGCGGATGGAGTGGCAGGGGCAGCCGGCGAACGGCAGCGCGCAGTGCTTGCGGCGATGGCGAAGATGCCCGAGCAGGATGCCGAGACGCTGGCGGCGGTCGCGAAGGCGCTCACCACTCGCCGCGGCCCGGCGCTGCTCGCCGTCCTGCGCGGCCTGCTGGAAATGTAGTCACCCGGCAAAGCGGTGAGCAACCAGGAGCGCCACGGCGCGCGCGGCGTCCCCGGAATCTACGCCGGCTGGAGTCAGACAGAGATCGGACACCGGGCGTTCCGGGCAGACGGTTTGCAGCCATGACAGAACGGCGTTGCCGTCGAGATTGTTGTCGGCGATGAAGCGTTCGAGGGCGTTCATGGGGATGACTGGATGGCGGGGCGGGCGGAATCACTCAGATCGCCGTGTCGGAAAGCCACGTCCACGTCGCCTTCAGGAACTCGGCGGAGATGGCGGATGTTCCGCCGTTGCTGTCCGTCGTCTTTGTTCGGTCGAAAACCTTCGTTTCGATGATGTGAAGCGTTGTGCCGCTGATCGTGATCGTGCCTACCGTTGACTGATAGTATCGGGGACCAGTCCAGGTGACAGCGTTGTAGCCGTTTCGCAGCACGCCCGACGCATCGTAGGGCTTGTAGTTCGCCCAGTAATCAGTGTGCGCCGTGGCCGAAGATGAGTCATCCAGCGGGAATGTGTCGTTGTAGGGCGGGAGATATTCCAGCGGTCCCCAACGAGTCTGCGCCACGGTAATGCGGCCAGCGGCAATGCTCACGGTCGCGAGGGCTGTGTAATACAGGCCAAGCTCTGGCGAGCTCCCCGGCACGGTCGCGCCAGCGTGATAAGTCAGCGTGCCTGCGCCTCGGTCGAGCTTCACATAAACGGTGTCACCGTTGGCGACGTACAAAAAGAACGCTTCATTGCGACTGGGGCCGTAGAAACCGCCAGCCCCTTTGATCCCCATCCATGATCCGCCCATCACAGTTACCGACGGTCCAGCATCAGAAAGCACGCTCACGTCAAACTCGCGCAAGTGCTGGAGGCGTCCGGCGTATCCGAATGGTCCCCAGCGGGTTTGCGAGACCGAAATGATGCCAGCGGCAATACTGACACTCGCCAGTTGCTGGTAAAAAATTCCGTTTGCCGGATCGTCGGAGGGCAGCGCCCCGGAAAGAATTGTCAGAGTCCCCCCAGCGATGAGTTCGTGGTAGTCGAGCTTGAGGTAGATCTTGTCCCCGTTCGCGACGGTCAGCGCGTGGTAGGCGCGGCGCGTGCCGGCGTTGGTTGCGCCGGATGCCCGAATGCCCATCCATGTGCCCGCCATCACCTTCACGGTCGGGCCGGCATGGTCGAGCACGCTCACGTCAAACTCGCGCTCGCCGCCCACAGGCAGCAGCCCCTCGGGGCGATGATACGGCATCGGCTCGTTCCGGTCTTCGGGGCGGGCCTGGTCCGGGATGCTGTGCGGGACCACTTCGCGGATCCGCGCCAGCACCGGGTCCGGGATTGCAAATGGATCAGGGTCTTCGATCATCCCGATCATCCGGTGACGGTGGTGAGCGCGCGGCGATTCAGATTGTACTTCCACGGCGCGATTTCGCAGGAGAACACGATGTTGGAAACCGAATACAGGAAAGCCTCCGCGCCAGGCGTGCCCGTCCACGATGGCCCCACTACGCCTACGTAGCCCCACTTCGGATTGTCGTTCGCGGTGTTAAAGTTTGGAACCGTCACGCCCGGACTGAGCACCGCCACCCCGCGGAGGTTGACGTTGTAAAACTTGCCGGCGTGAATGAGGTTTTTCGTCTGCGGCGTGAAGTAGGCGTCCGCCGCGTAGCTCAACAAATTGGTGTTGAGTGAAACCACCGGCGGAGATGTGTAGCCGCTGCCGCCGCCGGTGACGGCGATGGACGTGACCACGCCCGCGGTCAGCGTCGCCGTGGCCGTGGCGGTAGTTCCGGGCAGGGCGATTGTCACCACCGGGGTGAGTGTGTATCCACTGCCGCCGCCGGTGACTGCGATGGACGTGACCACGCCACCAGTCAGCGTCGCCGTGGCCGTCGCCCCGGTGCCAACGCCGGTGATTGTCACGACCGGCGGCGATGTGTAGCCGCTGCCTCCACTCGTGACCGCGATGGACGTGACTACGCCGGCAGTCATCGTCGGGTACGCCGTCGCGCCGGTGCCTGGCGGTGCGATTGTCACCACCGGGGCAGCATAGTAGCCGCTGCCTCCACCAGTGACCGCGATGGACGTGACCGCGCTACCAGTCAGGGTCGCCGTAGCCGTCGCCACCCCCGTCGGATTCGTGCCGTAATGGAATGTCGTGGTCGAAGTCGCCCTTCGGGATCCCCCGGCGAGAATCGGCCACTGCAAATCCACAACCACCGCGCCGTCCTCGCCTTCAGAATGATCTACCGCAGGGCTGCCAACCACCACGTCTGGATAGTGAATGGTCGTGGTGCCGGTGCGTGTCACGCTGACGGCGGCGAAATTCAGCAGCGTGCTCGTCACCTTGCGGCCGTAGGCTCCGTTGATGGGGTGATACTCGATGGACGAGCCGGCGGTCTGCGTGTAGGGCGCGCTCGGCTTCACCACGATCTGCGTGTCCACCTGCACATCGGTCTGCGTCTCCTCGTCCTGGGTGTAGGTCGTGAGCACTGTGCCGGGGACGCGCTCGTATTTGCGATACACTTCCACCGTCGTCCGGTCGCATTGCAGCTCGATCTGCTCCACGAGCACGTTGTTCGGGAACCGCGTCGCGTCGGGCTCGGGCGTGGTGATGAATGGCAGCGCCGCCGCCTTCAACCGAGGGAGCGTCTGCACGCGCTCCGTCACCGGGTAGTCCACATCGCCGTAGGGGTAGCTCACCTTGGGCTCGCCCTTGAGCGCGCGGAGAACGTCGAGATGCGCGAGGAATGGTGCCGCGGCCATGCTCTACCAGGTGCGCGACGGCATGAGCCGGCGCGAATTGAACGGTGCCGGCATCCGCTGCTTCGGAGCGAGCTTCGCCAGCCGCTCGATTGCCGCCGCAGCCTGCCGCGCGATCTCCTCGCGGATCGTGCTGTTCGCCATCAGCGGGCAGTTCATCCAGCGTTTCGTCGCCAGTGGCAGCCAGATGTCCCGCGCGACGGAAGCCTCGAGGCCAAAGGTCACGTTGGTCTCGGTCAGCACGTCGGACGTCGCCAGTTGCGCGATCAGCCGTGTGCCGCGGATGGAGTAGCCCATGCGGGCGCCGGGCATCGGATAGACGCAGAAATACGAATCCGTGTCATTTCGCTCCGTCCACCACACTGCCGGTGCGCCGTCCGCCGAGGTGCCCGTGTCGAGATTCACGCCTTGCCCGTCCACGCCGAGCAGCGCGAACGCATCGAACCGGCTCGCCACCCGTTCCAGTTCCACGCCGTTCACTTCCACGCAGGTCGCAGAATCAATCCGCACGGCCGCCAGCACGGCATCATGGAATGCGGTGGCAGCGATGGCGCTGCCCGTGGCTCCTGTCCAAGCCGGCGTGAGTGTGATCGTGGGGTCGGCGTATGCCTTCACCTGGTAATCCTGCTCGCCGCCGGTGATGCGCAGCGTGCCGAGGATCTTCACGATGTTCGCGGTGCCAGCCGCGGCGGTCAGCCCGCCGCTTGCGGGCGTCACGTTCAGCACCGTCGGCGCGGAGAAGATGCCGGCCTGCCGCGTCTCGAAGTAGCGAGGGCAGGCGTCCGCCATGTCCGAGACCGCGCCGCCGATGGCATCCACGAGCCATTCCGCGGTTGCCTTGGGCAGCGTGTCCGCGAGGGCGAAGTCCGCGTAGGCTAGCAGGCGTTTCGCGATCTCGTTTGCGGTCATGCGGATGCGCCCACGAGGGCGTCCAGTTTCGCAAGGCCCGCAGGCTTCGCGGATTTCTTGGCCTTCGGTGCCGAGGGTGCAGCCTGCGGAGGTTCAGCGGGCGCCGACGCTTCCGGCGCCGCGAGACGCGCGGCCCTTGCCTCGCGCTCCAGTTCCGCCGCCGCATCGGCTTCGCGCTGTTCGAGGTCTGCGGCCTTGGCAGCATCCTTCGCCGCGAGTTCTTCGGACGTCAGAAACACGATGATCACCTTGAACCCGCCGAGCCTCGTGGCGCTGCGCTGGATGTCGTCCATGTCCACCCGCGCGAGTTCGAGCGGGAAGATGCCGTGCTCCGGGTCGTTCGTGCCGAGCACGTAGCGACGGTGATAGATGCCCGTCTCCCGGTCCCGGTAGAAGTGGTAGTTTGGACGGGTCCGCCCGCGAATGGTGAGCGTGTGCGTCGGCGCGCTGCGGCCTTCGATTTGCAGGCGGATTTCCGCGATGGACAGTGCGGAGGCTGGGTTTTGTTTTGGCATGGGGTTGTTGTTGGTTTGGGTTTGTCGGCTCTGACCTGTGCGCGCCCAGCGGACCCGCACAGGCCAGAGGCCGGCGTCCCTCCCCCGAAGGACGCCGGCCCACCCAACCAAACTGCTAGCCGCCGATTTCCGGCGGGTTGTACACGACGGGGACGAGCACGAAGCCGCGGGGAGCGCCCGCGGTGTCTTTGCTCACGTCCACGCCCATCACGCCCTCGATGGCCGCTGCCACCTGCATGGAGTAGTCATCCGTGTCGGTGAACGACATGGAACCGCTCAGGCTCATGCTGCGGGGCTGGTAGTTCGTGCGACCATTCACCGCGGTGGACGGGTCGCCCATTGCGCCGCCGCCGTAGGCGATGAGCGCCGCGCCGGAGCCGAGGGCGCCGACGTAGCCGATCACTTCGCCTTTGGCGTTGCACTGGTAGATGGGAGCGCCGACGGGGTGAGCGTCGGAGTTCACCGCCGAGTTCCAGGTCACGCTGCCGAGCGTGGTCACGCGCGTGCCGGAAGCAGCAGAGCCGAGGCGTTCGGTCGTGGCGATCGTGGTGCCGAGGTTGTCCGTGCTGCCGGTGTAGGAATACATGCCCCACTTGCCCGCCGCCGCGCCCGTGTGATTCCAGATTTTCAGGTAATACACGTTCGTGTCGGCGCTGATGCTCTCGCCCTCGTACTGAGTGAAGGCGATGTTCCCCGAGAAGTAGCGGAAGTAATCGGGGCCGGTGGTATTGCCGGAGCCGCCGCCCTTGATCGTCACCACGCCGGTGCCGGCGCTGATCGCCTCGCCGAGCTTCGCCTTCGCATTGAAGAACGAGCCGATGGGGCCGTTGTGGTCGTCGTCAACCGTGTTCCAGTGGAACAGGGTCTGCCCGCGCCAGTTCGAGAACCCGCCTTCGGTGATCGTGTTCGAGTCACCGCGATTCTCGGAATGAATGTTCCGGTTCACGTAGTCGTCGTTGCTGTACAACGGCAGGAAGACGTCGTTCGGCGCGAAGAACAGATACTGCGGGATCTGCGCGCCCGCTTTGCTGGTCGCATTGCGGATGGCAGGTGCGCCGATGGTCGCGAGCCGGCTGGTCGCGTATTCGATCACGTTCGGCGAGATCACATCCGAAGCCGTGAGAGCGCCGATGCTCCCGCGGTTGTTCGGGTAGTAGATGTTGTGGCCGGCGACGGCGCGCTGGAGCCAGCGTTGCATGATGAAGTCCGTGCGGATGCCGCCGAGCCAGAGATCCAGCTCATCGGCGATGGCCTCGGGAACGCTCTTGCCGACCGCCATGAGACGGAGCTGCTTGCGCGTCCACGAGGAAGCATTGCGCACGAAGTCAATGCGGACCTGGTGAGTGCCGAATTTCAGCTTCTCCTCGTTTCCGCGAAGCGTGGCCTCGCCGAGAATCGGCTTGGCCTTGAGCGCGCCGTGACGAGTGAAGTGGACCGTCTCCCCGGCTGCTTTGCTCAGGTCTGTGACCCGGCAGATGGGGAAGCCGAGGGCGCCATCCGGCCCCTCGAAGCGTTTGAACACATCCCCGGTGTTGCCGGTGGAGCGTTTGAGCAGGTTGCTGAACAGGACATTGATGCTGTTCGGGTTGGCGGAGCGAATTGCTGCGCCGGTCTGAGCGTTGAAGTTTGCGACTGACATGGTGCCTCCTTCCGGGCGAATGCCCGAAGTGCTCCCGCGATGCGGGAGGGGTTTGCTGCAAACGGAGGCTTCTGATTGACCGCGTGAGGGCGGAACGCCCTTTTACGCGGCGGCTACGTCAGCGCACGCATGGCGGCACGGATGTCATCCGCACTCGCATCACTGCGCGACGCTCGCGCCAACAGATTGCCTCCGTCATCGGCCCCGTTTCCGGTGGCCAGCATCGCGACTCGCGTCCCCTGCTTGGATGGCACCACCCTCGGCTTCGCCGCCTCTTTCGAGACTGCCGCCGCGGGCTTCTTCCCGGTCTTCCCCGTCAACATCACACGCCCGAGGGCGAGTGCCGTGAGTTCAGAAGGCCAGTTTGGATTTTTGAAAAAACTCGGATCCGACTTTTCCTTTTCAGCCAGCACCTTGTTCGCCTCCGCGTTCAACGGTGTGCCTGGGGTAGTCAGCTCCGGCAGTTCTTTTCCGAGACGTGCAAATTCCGCGTCCTCGCGCGCCTGCCGCTCCGTCACCTCTGCTTTCGCCGCGGCTTTCGCCGTCTGCGTCAGTTCAAAAAGCTCGGCCTTCGCCTCGTCCAGCGCGTCCTCGATGCGAGTCTCCTCGTCGAAGTCGAACCGGCTCTTGGCTTCTGCCCGTGCCTTCTTCAGTTCAGCGACCTTTGCGGTAGCTGCCGCGAGCGGGGATTGCGCTTCCTGTGCGGGTTCCTCGACCGCGGCCTCCGCCGCTGCCTGAGTCGCGTGAGGGCTCTCAGTCCCTTTTGCGCGAAACTCGAATCCCACTTCCGCCAGCGCATCCGCCAGGCTCAGACCCTTGTTCTCCCGCACGAGATCCTGCGCAGCAATCAGCAGCGCCTGGTCCTTCGCGGGAAAGCGGTGGATCTGAATCCTCCGCGGCTGTCCCTTCGGCGCTTCATCCCCGTCGTCGGCTTGCGCCGTGGTCGTGGATTCCTCGCCTTGGGTGCCTTCCGTCTCAGTATCCTCAGTGCCATCGTCAGCTTCGCCGCCCGCGGTGTCCGTGAACTCTGCCGCACCGCTTTCGAGTTGCCTCATTGCGTTGCGAACGTCGTCTTCGGAGCCGTTGGCGAGGATGTCCGCCAGCGATGTCGGGGATGCGGGGGCTTGCGCCGCGGCCTCCCCTGATGCCTGCGTGTCCGCCTCCGCGGAGTTGCCGGCTTGCGCGTCAGTTTGGTCTTCGGACGCGGCCTCCGCCGCGCCGTCAGTGGTAGCTGTCTGCATGTCCCGTTTTCGTCTGCGGGACTTTTCCTGTCAACGTCTAAATTCTCAGACCTTCACACGGGGGATGGATGAACCGCGAAGCAGCGAAGCGGCGAATGGGACCGAGCAGAGAAAGTTCTGACTTTGGACGTTGGGCGTTGGACGTTCGCTCTTCACACAAACCGCGGCGAACGCGGCGAGCGCGGCGCTCCTAAATCTTTTCCGCTCATCCCACGCCGCGACCGCCGCGACCGCCGCGGTAACTCTTCCCCCTTCGTTCCTTCTGAGCCAGGGATTCACGGGCGGGCAAACTGCCAGTGCATCCAGTCGAAGTCCCTCGCGCGGCCATAGCTGACTGCGCCCTCGCCCTCGATGATTTTCCACATCGGCAGGTATTCGAGGCGGGCAAACCGCGCAGTGCGCTTCGTCT